AACTGGACGAGCTTTAGGGCGGATGTTTGAGGATGAAGAGCTACCACCTCCACCGCCACCTCCACCGCCGCCACCGCCACCGCCGCCGCCAGAACTACCAAAGACAATCTGTGGTCCATTTGGGTTTAATAGAAACATTATAAAATCCGTTTACTAAGGGTTATGTGATTGAGTTTGAAACCTTGATCCCTTAGGACCCGTTCCCAGCCTTTGCGGCCAAGAATTTCGACTTCACTACAATCATTAATTCGAGCAAAGTCCTCGAATACTTTTATTCCGTAGGCCCAGTCCTCATCATCGCCTGACAGGAATACGACCCTTAGATTACAGACCTGTGGGTAATGAATAAATTCAGTCACAAGAACGCTGGTGATCTCTTTGGTGTCTGGTATTTGACAAACCCAGAGCATCCACGTTCCATCCATGACAAACTGATATATGTCTGACACCGTTACCTTTTCGTCAGCAACTCGCGTCAGCATATGTTCTATAGTGGGCCATAGGCGATCTATCGCACCAGCCTCGCAAAGAGGTAATAAATTCCCTCTAAGCATCGTCAGTCCCCAAGATATTCTCATTCTGTTCTGAGTAAATTCGACGTAATGTACGGGTTACATCGACGGCACCGCGACGAAAGAATATCTCACGTTCACTGGCAGACAATTCAGGCGACACATCTGGATACATACGTTCCAAATAATCTACTAACTGCTTATCAATAATAGGAATTGAAGACATTTATTGTCCCTCTAGGTCTAGTAACGGTTATAATTAGCCCCAAGCACGAGTCCATTGGGCACATATGCCAGACCTAACCACGTCATCATGTGTGAAGTTACACACCGAGGCGTCGATATTGTGCTTAAAAATTAGGTCGATAGCTACTGCAAGACCCGATTCATCCCTCAGGTCGTGCTGTAGTAAATCACCATTCACCACCACCTTTGTGTTCTCTCCTTGACGGGTCAAAAACATCTTCATTTCATGTGGTGTAAGGTTCTGTCCTTCATCCAGAATGACAAAGCAGTTGTTGAAGCTGCGACCCCTCATGACTTCAAAAGGGACAATCTCGATGTCCTTACGTTTCAGTGCAATCTCATAGCGTCCTTTGCCCATACGGGCCTGTAGAACCTCCGTTAGAGGAATTACCCAAGGTGCAATCTTGTCTTCGATAGTACCCGCAAAGAAACCCAGAGATTTCCCAGCGGGAATGTTGGGACGAGTAAGGATGATCTTGGTGATCTCCTTGCGTAAGAACATGTCAGCAGCAAGTGCAGCGGCGATGTATGTCTTACCTGTCCCAGCGGGTCCTGTGACAAAGGTCTGTGGGAACCTCTTGATACAATCCATGTAGTTCTTTTGTGCAGCGTTCATGGGTACAAGAGGTTTTACTTTTGTAGTCTCAGAGACCTCTCGTACCTTGTCGTTGTAAGTTTTCTTACGGGTCCTCATAGGTGTGTCTCACCCTCTAATAGATTGATCCGCATCTCTGCGTAACGGATGACCTTTTGGAGATCAGTGATTTCACTGTCAGTGGCATCTTGGTTTGGATACAGCTTGTACCCTGCCCTCACAGCATACTTGACGATATTACCAGTATGAAAAGGTAAGCCATTTCTCATGATGAAGGTGGCTGGTTCAATCTTATACCGCGTGTAATGTTCAGGTTGGTCTACAATGTCGAACTCATTCATGGTCGCCATACTCCTAGCGTATTAGTTACTAAATCGTAATTTTCATACCGCAAAATGCGAGATACTTGTGCTTGTTGCAGTGCCTCATGCTCGGTGTGACCCTGCTTGATGAACGCTGAGAGAACAGCTTCCCAGCTACAGTCATTGTCTAAGATTTTCTTAGCCCCAACAGCCCCAATCTTTGTGGCACCTTTGTATCCATCCGTGGGGTCACCAGTGAGCGCCTGAGTTAACCAATAGCGATTGGCTTGCTCTAGTGTATTAACCACAACAACCTTGTCGTCGTCGTCCCAGAGGAGTGCTGGGATAGTCTTCATATCCTTGTCAGCACTATAGATGACGTACTCACCATCCATGTCTGGTTGGGTAGCATAGATACCCATCAGGTCGTCACCTTCCAAACCATCTCTCATATCGTAGGGATGGTTAGCCATCACATGATCACGAAGGAATGGAAGCATCATTGGTTTCCTAGTGTCCTTACGATTTCCTTTGTAGGACGGGAGGATGTCCTTGCGGAAATTGTTAGGGGACGTGAGGCAAAGCAGGTAGTCGTCTGCCTCAGTCTTTTCGAGAATGTCTTTTATAGCATCATCGAAGTCTCGCCGTGTTTTATCTTCATCAGACCACAGTACCCACAGTCCGTTATGGAACCGCGTGGGAACCTCGTTTGAGGATGCTACACGGTAAACAGTAATGTCAGCGTCGATAAGGAGAGTTCTACGCATCTTTATTACTCCATTCTCCACACCAGTGGCTGGTGCTTACAATCTCAGCCTTTGGGAACCGTTGGCAAAAGTATGTGGGAAAGTTGCCAGAACCTTGGAAGGTTAAGTAGTGACAAGTCTCGCACACCTTTGGGGTAACCTTGGGCTTCAGGGGTTTAGTGGGTTTCGTACCAGTTGTTGCCAATTTTTGCTTCGCCATCTAGCTCTACCTTCAGATTGAAATGTTTACCTGCATCCTTGATCGCTTGGATGCTAAGTTCACCGACTAGCTCGGCTATGTCTTCGTCACACTCGTATTGGTGTTCATCGTGGATGTTTGCCACGACCTGACACTTGTGCTTGAGGTTTCTGTTAGTAAGAGACTTGTCCATCTCAACGGCCCACTGTTTACAAACCGCACTACCCGCTGCTTGGAGCAAAAGATTGAGCGCCGAATGAGAAGATCGGCAGTGTAATAAACGCTTATCAAGACCTACTAAGTAGCCGCGTTCAGCAGCTTTGGTCACAGCCTTGATCAACTTAGCTAATGCTGGTGTCTGATCCAAGAACTTGGTCTTTAGCTTCTGTCCCTGTTTAGGACCCTTGCCAATTATAGAGCCGATCTTGGAAGCACCTGCCCCATAAAGAAATCCATAAATGAATGTCTTTGCACTAGCCCTGTCAGGCAAACCGGCACTCATCATATTCACGGTATGAATATCACCGTTGACCACCTCGTGACCGTAGGCACCCCCATCGAAGCGAGAAACGAAATGGCCAAGCATTCGTAATTCGAGGCCAGAAACGTCTACACCAACTAACTTCTTATCTTTGGGAACCATGTAAAGTTCACGGCACTCCTTACCATATGGCTTGTTCACAGAAGGTGTCTGACTGACATTAGGGTAGTTATGCGTCATTCTACCTGTTACAGCGCCATTTGTATTCACAGAGCCGTGGATACGCCCGTCTTTTTCAACGAGAGTAAGCCACGCTTTGCTGCCCTCTCCTAACTGCCCGATACGCTTCTGGAGCATAAGAGATTTAGCAATCTGTTGTGCCTCAGGATAAGGAAGTTCTGAGAGAATAGTCTCGTCTACTTTTGGACGACTATCAGGAGTAAAAGAGGAAGGACGCCAGCCATATTTTGATGTTAATCTGTTTGCAATGTGAAGACGACTATTTGGATTAAAAACATTAAGTTTGATGACTGTGTAGGGACACCCAGCGGTCACGCTGTGCCTGTCAGTCTTCTTGTAGTTGATCGTCCGCTTTGGTGTCTTGATTTCGACAGCGGAATACCACGGATCGAATATAGTCTGTAGGTCTGCCTCAATTTTTGCACGTTCCACTTGGAGGTGCATCAAAAGTTTCTCAGCCTTAGCTACGTCAAATAGAAAACCATGACGTTGTTGCTCTGCTATGATCCAAGCTACTTTATGCTCAAGTTCAATCGCAGTGGCTGAATACTCCTTTGCTGAGATTGCTGCCCACAACTTTAGAGTGACGGCTACATCCTGTTCGCAGTATTCCTGAAGTTCGGGGGACCATTCTGACCAATCGGTTGATTGGCCGTAGTCACCCTTCAGCACCCCTAGTCTTTTGCCCCAAGCATCGAGGGAATGGGAACCGCGTTGCCGTGGCTCCAGCTTTCCCGCGTTCACTCTTGGACTGTCCGTGTCACTTAGGTTAGTCCAGATAAGTCGGGTCAAAACTAGGGTGTCGATTACCCTGTCACGATTAACGTGGAAGTCAGGGTAAACTTTTTCCAATGCAGGGAAGTCGTAACCAATACCGTTGTGAAAGATTAGCTTTTCAGCGTCCATCATGCGGTCAAGACCTGCTTGGATATTCTCTGGGCCGTAGGAGAACACTTCTTTGGTGTCTACATCCTGTAGGACGATGCAGTGAACCTTCGTGATCGTGTCGAGAAGTCCATTAGACTCAATATCACCAACGTATGTACTCATAACGGACCCCTATTTATGCTTGAAGTGTGTATCTCGTGTATTTCTGACCAGTGACTTTATGAAACTTCACGTTAGACAGGATTGGATGCCCGATCTCACGTAACTCGGAGATGCGTTTTGGCAGACAGGCAACAGAATATTCCACCATTGCTTCACGTACTGTGATTGACCCAGCTTTCTTCAGGTGTGTCATGATTTTGTCGTGTTGTGTTTTACCTTGCATCGTTTTCCATCCTTGATGTTCGAGTTTCTGTGCTTCTTTGTTCCAGAACGTGTACTCGTCGGAGTAAGTGTCTGGTTCTTGAGTAGCTAAGACACATAGCGTCTCAGCTTTCTCAAAGATTTCGTCAGTATTCATTGAATTCGTCCTGTATGAATTCAGCTTCAGACAAACGGTTTGTCTCTTTGTTGAAGTAAAGTTTTGTCGCCACACCCGTCGATCCGCTGAATCTGATTGTGGAGAGTCATATAAGGTTCTTGACCCTTCATTTTTACCTACCGTTTGATCTCCGATGATTCGGACTTCCATATAAGGCAATAGTCCCGCTATGAGGAGTTCGCTTGCAGATGCAGATCTATTACTGACCAGGATATAAATTCGTTCAATATTCAATTCATTCAATGTACGGGTTGAGACGCTCTCATATTCAGCATCTACTACGTCTAAATCATCCACAAAAAAAAGGGCACGGGTATTGCCTCCGTGCTTTTGATTATATAATATCTTACCAAAGACATCTGCTCGAGTTGCTTTACCGTAAATCATACTGGCCAAATGCATGGTAGTATAAATAGATCCTCCGCCGTTATATCTCAAATCTAAAACCAATTCTGTAACATTTTCATTTTTGAACAGCCCGAAGGCATCATTGAGTTGCTCATGAAAGGTATGTCTAAAGCCATTGTACATGAGATAGCCAATT